GTTGCTGCCTGCCATTCTTCTCTCACATAGCGTGCGTGCGTGCAAGCGAATAGTGCATAAGAGGCCCATTATATAACTCAAACCCCCTATATCCCGCCCCAAATCCAAAAGTGCACCGCAAATGACCCCGTAGGGACTACAGTTGAGATCAATCACCCCCATATTCCCCCGTTTGCGTACCTGGAGTACTACTTCTACACTTGTGTACTGTGTATATGTTATTATAGTTATGGATAAGGGTAGTTGCGCTCGGCAAAGGCTTCGCCCTTGCCTCGAAAGTACAAACGACCCCCCTAGCCCCCGCCTTTTTTCGTGCTGATGTCGATTTTCCTTGACACCCCCTTGACTTTGCTTATTATATATGACAACCTGCGGTTGGTTGGGAAGAGAGAGATGGGGGAGGTGGTCTATAAGGTATGACTACTAAGCCTAAATATAACGGTTGGAAGTATCACCGTGCGCGTGCTATGGATCGTGCAGCAATCCGACGCTTATCTGATCCTACCAAAGCAGAGCGTGCAGAACTCGAAGCTCAATATAACTTCGCAGACAGTTACAAGGAGTAATACAATGGCAGAGAACGCTCCCGGCTTTGAAGGTGGTACAGAACGTGGTATTCTACCTAAAAATACACAACCTCTAAGCAACTACCTTGTTCGCAACGGTCTAGTTGGTACTGTGACAGGTGCAGCTCCTGGTGCTGCAACAAATGTTGTCAAAGCACGCAGACAGCACTACGTAAATCCCAATGAAGAGAGTGTTGCAAAGATCGAGCAGGAAGCTCTCATTAATCGCAACTCAGCAGCGGCTGATGTCACTGCACTCAAATCAAAGTTCACTAAGAAGAAACCATCTTTCGCATTCCCTAAAGATCTCAGTGGAAACGGTGGACCTGCCTTTACGCGTTCATAACCGAAAGGAGGTGATCCGGTGACAGTTGATAGGTTATTCACTCTAGCTTTCTATTTGCTAGGGTCGATCTTGTTTCTTATCCTCATTCTTGAGAGAGTGAATATATAATGCCTCAAGCTCAGGCTGTCGTACCTGATCCACAAGCAGGCGCCCCGATGTCTGCTATAGAAGAACAGTTGCGACAGCTTGGGTATGGTTTCAATCCCGGTGGTAGAGCGGTTGTACAAGCAGGACCAGCGTTCCAAGGTACACCTGATCCGCAATCTGCTGTTGCTAGAATGTTAGCAGAACAGAATGCAGCGTATCAACAAGGTGTTGCTGGTCTACAACCACTTCCGCAAGAAGCACCTCCCCCACCTCCAGAACCTATACCTGATCCTACTGCATTAGCACCGAAGGTTGATGGTGGTCCAGAGAGTGACAGCATAAACCCATTGTGGGCACTCCCTGCTCTTGCTGCTGCTGCTGGTTTAGCGAAGCTGTTAGGTGCTAGAGGGATCGCACGAAAAGGCAAAGATGTTGCCAAGGGTGCGAAAGGTGTTGAGGCTGCTGCGGCTGCGGCTGATGCAGCTCGTGCTAAGGTAAAGCCTGGAGTTGGTAAAGCTGGCGCAAAGCAGGGACCGAACAGACCACTTGCACTTCCTGCACCAACTGCAACACATGTTGCACTACCTCCACCTGCTATTCCTGCTGCTGCTAATGATGTTGTTCCACCTCCAACACTTACACAAGTAGATGTACCGCAAGGTGTAGAGCAAGCACTAGCACAACGTGCAAGAAGCAACATGACTGGTGGCGGTTCGGGTCGTGTACCTGCACCTGTTACACCGCGTCCTGTAGAACCAACTTACATGGAGCCTTTGGCTGAAGCTCCCGACATTCAAGGGAATGAGTTAGCTAAAGCTATTATGCTGTCAGGACAACTAGCGCGTGATCGTGCTGCTTCTGCTGCTAAGACAGTTAAGGTGAACAAGAAGCGTCCCGGTAACTTCGGTGAACCTGAGCGTCAACAGTACACACCTGATCGTACAGTTCCACAGGAAGAAGGCGAACGCAAAGCGTGGAACCAAGTTACGAAGAAGATGCAGGACACGAAGAACCCACCGAAAGAGGAACCAAAAGATCTTAAGCCTTGGCTGAAGGAAAGCAAGAAAGGTGCAGGACAACCTGTAATGCCAGCGAAGCCTCGCGGTAAAAGAGCAAAGCCTCAGTACAGACTAAAGGGTAAAGTTCCTGAAGTTGCTGAAGCTATTGGTGAGCGTAAGGTAACTGCACTCAAGGGCAAACGTGCTCCTCTCTCACGCACTGAAACTGGTAACAAGCGTCCACCAGAAAGCACACACAGTGGTAATCAGTTTGGTAAGTTCGTTGGTCGTAGTGGTGCTCGTACTGCTAAAGATGAACCAACTGTACTGAGAAATCTAACTACCACCGAGAAAGCTTCTGTACTTGCTACTGCAAAGCGTTTAGTCAAAGAACGCAGTGAGGCTCTTCCTGAGAAAGCAAGCAGAGCTAATAGAGCTAACAGACAACGCACAAAGGGTAAGTACCCAATGGCAGAGGACTTTAAGGCTGTGTACGGTGATAGTCCTACAGCTCGTGCTTTGTATGACGCTGCTATGGGTGAGACAAGACTTAAGCAACTAGGTATTGAAACAGCGCGCAACGTGAAGGGTAAGTGATATGCCAATGCCAACTGTAGCTGCATCGACAGGACCACGTAAGCCTGATCTTCGTGCGTATCTCACTTCATTGATTGGACCGCTTGGTGGTTTGGCTGGTGGTTTTAATCTTGGTGGTGGTGGTGCAAGGCCACAAGCTCCAGAAGATGTAATGCTAGGGCGTCACCCATTGCCTGAAGGTACAGGAATTAATGCAGGACTACCGCAACGTAATCCTGTGTTGTCACAAACTCCTGTTGATCCTACACAACCACTACCGCCACCGCCACCTGATCCTGTACTAGATGCAGGACCAACACTTGAGCAACTTGAGAGTGCACCTGTTGCACCTGAAGCTGTTGGTGGTGTACCTCTTCCTGTTCCTCCACCTGAACCAACACCGCCACCTGAGCGAGCACCGCGACCACAAGCTGCTGCACCTGCACCGATGGTTGCTTCTGCAATAGCTAACAGGCGTCAGCGTCCTGCTCCTGCTCCTTCTAGTATAGGGAACCAACGTCCCGGTACTGGTGACAGAGTGATGGGTGCACCAAGAGTTAATAGCTTGTTGCAGTATCTACCTAAACAACGTCCTGCTGCACCGCGTCCTGCGTGGCATGGTTGGATGCAAAGATAGGAATAGTTGTGCTTCTTCCTGAAGATAATGAACCTTTGGTACTCGCTGATGGAACTAAGATAGATCCCGCCAGTGGAAAACCAATTAAAGAACAGCCTCTTCTGTGCATTCCCTCACCTGGAGAAGCACAGAGGATCGTTGCGCGTAGTCGCAAGAGCGTCGCTGAGTTACCACTCCCACCGCAACAACTCAGCGGCGTGGCTCTTGTTTCATTCTACACCTTGTTTGGTTTGAATGACCAAGACATTAGCATCGCGTTGGATGGTAAGATCACTATCGAACAGATAGAACGCATCCGTAAGCTTGATGCTTATATAGAGTTCATGGAAACTGCGAAGGCTAACATCGTAAACACGCAGAGTGATACGGTGCGCGAAATGTTCCAGACACACGCGAGTAACGCAGCTACCAAGATCATTAACCTGTCACAGTCAGAGAATGATGTACTAGCGTTCACTGCATCTAAGGATGTACTTGATCGTGCAGGACATCGCCCCGCTGATGTTGTAGAGCATCGACACAAGATGGAAGATGCACTCAACATTGTATACATAGAGAAGAAGGCTAACGAGGACGTACCCTTCATCGACATTACTCCAGAGGAAGTCACACAATGACCGATATTCCTGGACTACCGTATGATGGTGTCACTGACGTTGTAGATGAGAGTGGCAACGGTAAGGGTGTCGCTCTTAACGTGTGGCCTTCTGACAATCGTATTCCCATTGCTAATGATCCTGTACCATTGGATAGCTTTGTTCTAGCAGAGGCTGAACTTGCTTACGCACACGACTCACAACGCTTGCGTGTTGGTGATGGTTACACTCCTGGTGGTGATGAAGTTGCATACACTAGTGACTTCTACGAACTGCGTGACATCTTCTATCAGATCCGTGACGCAATCATGGATGCAATGAATGGTAAAGCTAATCTAGCAGGTGGTAATGCCTTCACTGGCGATCAAACTGTCGAGGGCATGATTACTGCCACCGAAATGATCCACAGTGAGCAATACGTTCTTGTTGGTCTTACATCATATCTAGCAAAGGGTGATGCTACACATACAGGTGACTTCTATCTGGCGAGCAGCGACGAAGGTTTGTGGTTTGAAATCCTTGGCGACGCCACTGCATTGTCAATCAACAGTTCGCAGAAGATGCTTTTCAAGATCAACAGTGTTGAGAAAGCTGCTCTTACTAATCTAGGACTGAATGTTAGCGGCTCCGTCATTGGTACAAGCTTGGCTGCAAATACCTCGACTACTGCCGCAGAAATCAACATGAGGAGTGCAGTAGGAAACCTCGAGCTTAAGACTGTTGAAGCTACTGGTGTTGTCGTTGGTTACATTACCAGCATGGACAACACCAATGCTGTTTATAAGGAACTGAGACTTCGTGGCTCGACTATCACACTGTACAATGGTCATGCTGATCTTATAGCTACTGTCAGTGCAACTGGTATCGACATTCCTGTTGGCAAAGTATACTCCATTGGTGGTGTTCCTATTGGTTCCGGTGGTGGTGGTGCTGCTGTATCTGATGCTGTGTACGGTGTAGCCTGGGATGGTGACACTACAACTGCGCCTTCTAAGAACGCTGTCTATGATAAGATCCAAGCATTAACTGTTGGTGGTGGTGCTACACTTGCTGACGGTGATTATGGTGATGTGCTAGTCAGTGGTGTTGGCACTGTAATGACTGCTCAAAGTGCAGCAGGAGCTTTTAATGCTGTAGGACCAGTCAGTTCGCCTGGGTATATTGCTGGTATTGCATCGTATCTGTATTCAGGAGACGTTACGTACACTGGTGAACTATTCCTTGGCAACAATGACGAGAGTGTATATATTGATGTTACTGGTGCTGCTGGTTCTGGCATAGTATTCAACAGTTCGCATAAGATGCATCATGCGATTGACAGCGTTGAAATCCTTACGGTTGGTATTAATAGCGTTGATATTCACTCAGCGGGTGGCCTCGTAATTGAGGGTGGCCCATTCGATTACGGCTACCTCGGACTAAATGGTGCTGATAACTCTATTGGCTTCATGGATGGAACAGGTACTGAGAAAGCTGTAATCTTCGGTGGTGGTTCTCTTCTTGGAGAAATACGAGCAAGGTGCGACAAGCTTGCTGTTGGCCCTATCACCGGCACTTATGCTCCTTGGGCAACGATTGATGCAGCAGGTATAACAACTCTTGCAGTTAACCTTGTTGGACCTACAGGCTTAACTATAAGTGATGGTACAACTCTTGCTGGACGGATATACTCAACTGGACCTTGGATTGGGCACTCTGCTGATGCAATGAGTTGGAGTAACCAATCTGGCTCAATAACTTTCGGAACTGTTAGTGAAGCAGCTTGGGCTTTTAATCTACCGATAAGTGTTAACGGTGCAATCGCTACACAAGGGGCAGCAGCAGGTATCAATATTACTGCTCGTGACTTTAGCAACAATTTCATCCTTTACGCGAACGCCGACGCTCTCAACTTTTACAGTGGTGGGGCTAACAGAGCCACACTCGATGCTACTGGCTTCGACATTCCCGCAGGGACAACGTATAAAGTCAACGGCGTACCTATCGGTGGCGGCGGTGGTGGTACAGTTTCAGACACAGCTTATAGTGCAGCATGGAATGGTGTTGTTGATGTAGCCCCTTCTAAGAATGCATTGTACGATAAGTTTGAAACTCTTATCTCTGATGCAGTCTACGGTGCTGGTTGGAACGCTGTCACTACCGTTGCGCCAAGTCAGAACGCAGTCTACGACAAGATCGAAGCAGTTATTGCTTCCATCGTAGCACCTTCAACAGTTGTTTCTGATGTAGCCTATGCTGCAAGTTGGAACGGTGTAGGAGGAATAGCTCCATCGAAGAATGCAGTATACGATCAATTTGTAGCTCTTGCTGCTACGATCCCTGCTGCACCTTCAACTGTTATCAGTGATGTTGCGTTTGCTGCGTCTTGGGATGCAGTGACTACGATTGCTCCATCAAAGAATGCAGTGTACGACAAGTTCAATACACTTGGTACTGCATCTGTAAAGAACATGGCTGTTGGTACAGTCGCACCGGGATCACCTGCTGTTAATGATCTGTGGGTGGATACTAACTAATGGCTTTTCCCACCACAGCCAGACGCGGAGGGTCAAACAGCGGTGGTGATGCTACTACTTGGACTCCTACGTTTGTTTGGGTAACTAACGATGATATTCCAGCAAACGTGTATACTCGTTGGTACATGTTCGTTGCATCAGACGGTAATCCAACACTAAGCACACCAAGTCCAGGCTGGGTTCTTAATGCTACAAACCAAAGTGCTGGCAGTGTTCGTAGTACTGTCTGGTACAAAGACGAAGCTAATGTTCCTTATGCTCCTGGGTTTACTCCTGCTTTTACACTAAACAGTAGTGTTGCTGAGTCATTCACCGCAATATTGTATGCTGTGTATGGAACAAGTGCACTAAAGCCAGAAGCAATCGGTAACATAGGCGTAGCTACAGGCAACAGTGCAAACTCAACGAACCAAGCTGTTGTCAATGATACTCTACGTGGGACACTAGATGTTAGTTCGATAGTCTACCGTGCTGGTGATGCACAAGTTGAACCAGCAGCCGCTCCTGTTAGTTATACCAACTTCCAGACGCGTCCCGGTAGCTCAACAAATGGTGCAGCATCTGCTGCTGCTGATCGTAACGTCTCAGTTGCTGCATCAGCGTCAGTGGCACCCGCAGCGTGGAATGTTCCTACAGAACAGTGGGTCACTTTCCACTACTGTACGTACCTTTGGGCTGCTGCTGATCTTGCTGGTGGTGGAGTTAAGGTTTGGAACGGTAGTGCATGGGTACAGAAACCTGTCAAGGTATGGAATGGATCTGCTTGGGTAACTAAACCGCTGAAAGTCTGGAATGGTTCAGCTTGGGTGTTAGCATAGGAGGATATGATGTTGGTACGTGACAAGAGTGGTAATGGTGCAGGTGTTGAACTTACCTCTGCAATGAGTAAGGTTGACTTCTCTGCTGGTGATGCAAAGGTTCCTTACGGATCACGGTATCTCCGCGCAGCAGGTGCTGGTAACATTACACTGCGTCCCATTGGTAGTGATGTCGATGTTGTTATTCCAGTGACAGACGGAGAGTATGTACCGATTGCTGGTGGATCAGTAATTAAGCAAGCTGGAACAACTGTTACGGGCCTCATAGCAACAGAGTCACACTAATGGATCATGCAGACTTCAAAGTACTGATGAACCGCGGTGCTAGTGGTGGAGGGGGTGGAGTTGTGCCTCCTACTGCTCCGCTTGCTGTTGCTGACTATAAGAACGGCATTTATTCCATTGGTGGAGTTAGCAAGACATATGCACAGATGTGGACCAATGGTGGTTATGTAGGCCCACCGTTCGGTACGCCGATCATCACTCCAGGAGTAGGTTGGGAAGCTGCAACTGTTAATGGTGTGTTCACGAACTTCTACGCGCAAGCCACGCCAGAGCTGTTCGCTGCACTCAATGTTGCTGCTGGTGTATCATTCATCATGGACTTCTATTTGGATGCTGATGCGGCTGCTAAGTGTAATATGAACCTTGGGGCTGTTGTAAACGACACCACAAAGGGAGCTTGGGTAGCCTCAGCAAGTTGTGACTCAACAGACATAGATATGAACCTGTTTGGTGATTACTACGGCACTCTTACTGACACTGAAAGCTTTATGGAAGGTCAACATCGTGCTGCTGCCTCCTTCTCTCTCGCTGAGTTGGCTATATCAACGGACGGAGGTCCGAACATGAGTTGTCCTACTGATGGATTGGCTGTGGTTGGAGGTTACTACTATAACAGCATCATGCCAGACGGTAGAGGCGAACCTTATGGTTTAGCAAGAGGTGTTATTCAAAAGATCACTTACTACCCACTAATTCCGTCAGCACAACTACCGACGTATTCTGCATGAAACAGTACAAACAAATCAGAGGATCTTTGCAGGATCAGTTCCAAAACTCACGAGCGAAGATACAATTCTTCGGTGGTGGTTTTGCTAACGGTAAGACTACGGCTGCTGTCATTAAGGCGCTTAAGCTTGCTAAAGAGTATCCTGGGTCTAATGGTTTGATTGCTCGTAGCACTTACCCGAAGTTGAATGACACGATCCGTAAAGAGTTTCTAGCGTGGTGTCCTGACAGTTGGATCAAGCGTAGAGCACTGTCGGTTGAGAACCTTGTAGAACTCGAGAACGGTACTGTGATTAACTTCCGGTACGTGCAACAGCATGGTAAGAGTGGTGAGGGATCATCCTCTAACCTGCTATCTGCAACATATGATTGGATTGTTATAGATCAGATAGAAGATCCTGAGATCAGTGAGAAGGACTTTCTCGATCTGCTTGGTCGTCTGCGTGGTAATGCTATCTATGATGGTGACGACATCACTATGCCACGTACAGGGCCACGGTGGTTGATTGTACTGGCTAATCCTACACGTAATTGGGTGTACAGAAAGCTTGTCAAGCCTCTACTTGATTACAAAGCGGGATTGTACAACCCTGATCTATTGATTGACGCTGATACTAAAGAACCTATCATTGAACTGTTTGAAGGCTCTACTTATACGAACGAAGAGAACCTACCTCCAGATTACATTAAGGGTCTTGAGAGCGCCTATAAAGGACAGATGCGCGAACGCTACCTGATGGGAGGGTGGGGTGCTTTTGAGGGCTTGGTTTATCCGCAATATAATCAGATGGTGCATCTACTTCCTAAAGATCAGATCATTGATTACTTTGCTAGGCAAGTTAGAGAAGGTCTTAGACCAGAGATTATCGAAGCGTACGATCATGGCCTTGCGGTTCCTGCTTGTTATGGCATTGGATTTAGTGACAGTTTCGGCAACGCGTTTCTGATGGAGGGTTTCTATGAGGCAGAGTTATCTCCAGAGAAAATCGCTACCCGCATTAAAGAGCACAGAAAGGAGCTTGCACGAGAGATTGGCTATGACGCAAGCTTCAGACCTATATACGCTGACCCTGCTATCTTTAGAAGAGGTCCAGGTAGCTCTCAAACTGTCGGTGTTACAGTTGCCGGGTTGCTTAGGGAACACCAAGTAGTCTGTACTCGTGCAAACAACAACATTGTTTCAGGCTTGGCAAAGGTACAGAGCTATCTAGAGATCGACACACGACATCCACACCCCATGACAGGGGAGTTAGGATCACCACGCTTCTTTGTTAGCAATCAGCTTGATTGGTGGGACAGAGAGATAGTTGATTACTACTGGAAGAAGGACACCGCAGGGGAGTTGCAAGACGTTCCTAATGATCGCAACGATCACGCGATGGATATGACTAAGTACTTCTTCACTAACCGTCCTCGTATTGCGTTGTTCGACCGTCGTGTGTTCAATGTCAAGCCAAGCTATATGCGTTGGTGTGAAGTGAATGACAATACGGCCCCTGATAAGAGAAAGCACCGTTATGGCCGATGAATATGATCCCATTGAGAAGCAGCTAGAGAAAGCTGGCGTTGGACGCAGCAAGAAGAAAGCTGTTAAGGAACCAATCTATCAAATGGTTGGTGACAGTAAAATCCCTGTATCTAAAGCAGTAGGACTACTGTGGGCTAGTCGTAAAGATCAGGGACTACGCAACCGCAATCCTTCTGAGGATGCTTGGAATGAAGCGATCAGGTACTACGACAACGATCAAAGCATTCACCGCAACTCCGCGGAAGAACGTGCTGGCAATCGACCGGGAAACAGACTTAGTGGTGAGTGGAGGGAAACTGAGAACATTGTTTTCTCGAACTGTTCTATCATGGTTCCTATGCTGTATGCAAAGAACCCAACCATCACTATCACTTCAGACTTGGATGCTAACCTTGAACGAGCTAAGGGTATTGAGAGACTCATCAACACCCTACTTGCGAAGAAGGCGCTTCCAGGACTTAACGCTAAACCGAAGTTGCGCCGGACGGTCCTTACCACACTCTTGACCAATGCTGGTTTCATTAAGATCGGCTTCACTGAGAAACAGGATGGTAATGAAGCTGCAATGGCAGATCTCGTACGGATCTCAGAAGAAATGCAGAGTGCCACAGATAAGAAGAAGGTGCTTGAGTTAGAGGGACAACTTGCAGCACTAGAAGAGAAGGTGTCACTTCTTAATCCTAGTGGTCCGTTTATGAAGAACCTACTCCCTAACAGGATCGTTGTTGATCCTAGTAGCACTGAGCCTGATAGCAGTGATGCACAGTGGATGATGGAGTGGGACTACCTTCCAACGAGTTACATCAACGCAGTATATGGGAGTAGACATGGCGAAGAAACGCGGTCGGTATACACGCCAACACACGTTCTTGACTCCGGTAGTAGGGGAAACACTTCTGACGTTGAAGAACAGGTCAACACCTTTTCCATATTCTCGTCTAGTGAGGACGCCAACGCGCAAACCTACGGATACGACAACTCAGTAGCGTTTGACAAGGCGAAGTACACTAAGGTGTGGTACGTCTGGGACAAGTCAACACGGCGCGTACTGATGTACGCTGACAACTGCTGGAAATGGCCGTTGTGGGTATGGGATGATCCGCTCCGCCTCCCTAGGTTCTTCCCATACTTCCGTCTGTGGTTCCATGAGACTACTAATTCACACGCTCCTAAAGGTGAGGTTACGTACTACTTGGATCAACAGGATGCAATCAATGAGATTGCAGATGAAGTGCGCCGTGGTCGTCAGTGGGCACGACGCAACGTGTTGTACAACAAGAACGCCATAGATCAGGATGATGTAGAAAAGGTATTGAAGGGTGATGATGGTACGGCACGAGGGATTGATCTACCTGAAGGTACGAAGCTCACGGATCACATCTTTAGCTTCGTTCCTCCTGGCCTCAACATTCCCGAGTTCTTCTCACCTGACAGTAAGTTCCAAGCCATTAACAGAATTACTGGCATCAATGAGGCACAACGTGGCGCTCAGTTTAAGACGAACACCACTAACAAAGCGGTGGAAACCTACAACAGAAACACAGACATTCGTGTAGAAGAACGTGTAGATCTGATTGAGGACTTCATTGCTGACATTGGTTGGAACATCTGTTTGCTGTGTGCAACAGCTTGGGATGCAGAAGATGTCATTCCATATATAGGAGCAGAACTTGCAAAGTCTTGGCAGAAGGTTAATTCTCCTAGGGACTTTGAGAAAGAGTTTGTCGTTCGAGTTGAGAGTGGCTCTAGTGCGAAGCCAAATAGCAGAGAGAAGAAGCAACAAGCGGTTGAAATGGGACAGGTACTAGGACAGTTTGCGTCTGCATCCCCTGCTGTTGTTATACTGCTGTTGAAGATGTTTGAAGGTGCGTTCGATGAGTTCACCGTCGCTGATGAAGATTGGGCACGCGTTGAAGAAACGATGATGCAAGGTCTACAGAAAGCTGGCGGTGGTCCCGGTGCGGGGCCGCAAGGGGGAGCGCCGGGACAACAACCACCTGAACCTGGACCTCCGTTAACAGACGAAGCAATGTTACAACAGTTGAAGATGAAGATTGCGAAGCTACCGCCACAAGCACAGGCGAAGCTTCAAGAAATGGTGCAAGCTGGAGTGCCTCCGAGCGAAGCATTACAACAGATTGAGGCACAACTGAGTGGATTACAACCCTCGTAAGAGTGAAAAGGACGAACAATGCAAGAAGATAAAACAGCAGACAACATCGAACGTAACATCGACATTGCGATTGAGGCTCAAGATGGTAAACCAACTGAAACTCCGACACCGGAAGGCGAACAAGAGAGTAAGGAGCCAAAGCCACAAGATCGCACAGGCGGTGATAGCGACGGTGGTACACAACCACAGCCTAAGCAAGAAGGAACGCCGCCAGCACAGCAAGCTCATGGTCCCAAGGATCTAAAGCTACAAGATGGAACAGTTGTTAAGAGTGGTCCAGAGCGTAGGTTCTATGAACAGCGTGAGATCGCTCGACAACAGTTGGCTACCCGTGAGCGTGAGTTGGAGGGAACTCGTGGTCAACTCCAGAAAGTAACAGAAGAACTCCAGAATGTACGTGCATCTGTTCATGCTTTGCATGGTATTGAGCCTCAACAACTGGCTCTTGGAGCACGTATCATTGTGGATCTTCAAAGAGACCCCCAAGGAACATTGAAGAAATTGCTTGCAGAAGCAGCGGCGCAAGGCTATAGTGTAGACGACATCGGGAGCGGTGTCGATATGGCTGCAATACAGCGCATGATCGACGAACGCTTACCGCAACAGGATAATACAGAGTATCAGAGTGATGATGAAATAATGAATGATGCGGCTGAAGAGGCCAATTCATTCTTTGGTAGACATCCAGATGCTCGACCGCATGATGCGCTACTAGCGAGGGTCTTGCGAGATCACCCCGGCCTCAACTTAGAGGACGCGTATTACCAAGTCAAAGACGCCTTCTTAGACAAGGGTTATGAC